CCAAAGATAAGAACGGGGTGGAGCAATTAGGTCACCTATCCGATACTAAGCGTTATTTCTTATGTGAGATATTCAAGAGTGAGTTTGCTCAATATCAAAGAAAGCGTGGATCAAACGAGTATTCCATAGCTCCTACAAGGGTAAAAAAGTACTAAATCGCTTGGTTTCTATTTATTTGTTTTTAACTTTGTCATATATAAGTATCTTTGTTAGGTGCGTATATAGTTAAGTGAGGCATAGCTCAGTTGGTTAGAGCATCTGTTTTACATGCAGAGGGTCATAGGTTCGAATCCTATTGCCTCAACTTAAAATATAATTAATGGACTTCACAATACTAAGAATACACCGTAAGGCAAAAGGATTGAACCTTAAAGACCTTGCACCAAAAGTAGGCATTGCCTCAGGCTATCTATCAATGATTGAGCGTAATAAGAAAACCCCTAACATCAAGATAATTGAAGACATCTGCACTGAGTTGGACTGTGAATTGAGAATAATACCAAAGACATGATAAAATGGGAATACATAACAGAATCGGCAAGATCAGATAGTGGGCTGCACAGCATCCATGATGAGCTAAATGAATTAGGGCAAGATGGTTGGGAATTGATTAATGTATGTGCTGTAAGCAGTAGAGAGACAGTCTTTTATTTTAAACGACCAATAGCAGATGGCACTGAATAGTCAATGTAGAATACGTCTCAACGGTAAGGTGACCGCCTTGCTTGACAAGCTACCTAAAAGGATTGTCTGTGATAACCACGTAATAGAGTACCGTATAACCTCCTTCCACAACATCCTGGGAGGGTTCACAACGAATTGTAACTGATTATGGAGTATTTAGACCACATGGAGAACAAGATAAGCCAAGGCGCTAGGTTTCAATTCACAATAGAGCAAAGTTATTTTTGGTGCATCAAGACGGAAACCATCTTAGACGATACTAATAATGAGCATTATCATTTTGGATTAGTCGGACAATTAGAAAATTGGATTAACTGCAAATACATTCTTAACTAATTATGGCACTAGAAATACATATTGAAGAAGATTATACCATGTACACCAAAAAGGTGTGGGTAATGGAAAAGCTAGGTAGCGATATAGTCTATTTCAACATTGATAAAGATGGGAAAATAGTTGAAACCAGACAGACACCCAATGATTTACCAGTACAAGACGATAAGAAGTTTAAACCCTTTATGGTAATGCCCAGAGAGTTTGGTCAGGCGTTCTTATTAGAGTTCACTAGAGTATTAACTAATATGGGCATCCGTACTGATAACGAGCATGAGATGGAAGGTAAGCTAAAGGCTACTGAAAAGCATCTTGAAGATATGCAGAAGATAGTATTCAAACAGTTAAAGATTGAGCAATAACCCTCCAAAAGAAACCGGAACATGAAAAACGAAAAAAGATATTACCAAAGAATAGAGAATTATTACAATACCACAAGTAGGAATGGCTTTTATTCTGCTAGAATGATAGACCTAATGATTGTCATACTGCCTGTTTTGAGCATAATATATGCTGTTGGTTTCTGTGAACCGAACCCAGATGATCTCATATTGACTTATGTTTCAATATTAATGTGCATGAGTACTGTAGGGTCTAATTTCATAGCTCATTGCTGTGCGTATAAATGTCATCATTTGGAGAGTAATTGGGCAGAGGCAGAGATGACTAGGCTTAATGATGAGCAAGATGAAAAGGAATCAGAACCGGAAGAAGGATGGAATACTGCCATTTCTGTATTCAACAATGCCTCTTATGCTTGTTTTGGAATATCATTCGTACTCTTCTTTATATTAGTATCCCTATGAAACGCTACCTAGCATTCTTTGGAGACAACTTCTACCCTAATGGGGGTATGGGAGACTTTCTAATCGACCATGATAACGTGGATGATGCTGAGACTATGATTCTAGTTAAGTTCAAGGAAAGCTTTGGTAACACTCAATCTAAGTGGGGTCACGTCTACGACACGGTTAATAAGGAAATAGTATATAAGAAATGAGAGACTTTATACTAGGGGATGGAAGGGATGAGGGATTATCCTGATAACTTCTTTGATTTGGCGATCGTAGATCCTCCATACGGAATAAATATTGAACAAAGGGTGTATAAAGATAATAAGAAATGGGATAGTAACATACCTGATAAATCATATTTCACTGAATTATTTCGAGTTTCTAAACATCAGATAATTTGGGGTGCAAATAATTTCCTTGAACATCTTTATTCAATTAAGGGATTTATAACATGGGATAAAAAAATCACTGATCATCACCGCCATAATATGTTTGAAATAGCATGGACTAGCTTAAACCAACGTGCAAAAACCTTTTACTGTCCTCCTCCAGGTGAACGTGGATTTTATACGATTGATTGCAAACGAATACATCCTACCCAGAAGCCCATAGATTTATATAGATGGTTACTAAAACATTATGCAAATGAAGGCGATCGCTTATTGAGTACGCACGTAGGCTCTGCAAGCGACCTGATAGCCTTTGAGGACTTCGGATGTGAGTACGTAGGATATGAGATAGACGAGGACTATTACGCTGATGCCTCTAAACGCCTAGCTAATCATAAAGCTCAATTGACAATCTTTTGAGATATTAAAATCTTTTTGTAATTTAGCACCGTTCAACAGAAAGATGTTGACACTTACCAGCTACAGGTGTAAGAGACGATAATACTGGGAGCAAACCCACCAAAACACTAAGCCTTTTCATACCTGTAGCGGAAGTGGAAGGGCTTTTTTACGTCCATCAATATCAGTTGAGTGCAGGTTACCATATAGATCGAGGGTTATAGCCCCTCACTTAGTTTTGGCTCAAGAGAGCGTGTTTAAGGAGTTATATGGGGGATTCAGGAAGTAACTCTCCTGCCAGTGATGGGGTAGTCATACGAGAACTCAGGTGCGTGGATGACTTTACTAATCTTTAGAAGGTATTACCTTTTAGGGATTGGTATATCTACTCGAATCTAGGTGTTGGATACTGAGTAATAGAGTAACAGTATGTATAACTAGAGTAATAAGTTAAATTGAATACTAAAATTAACACGTATTAACATGAAAGGAATAAAAATCACAATCGACACAAGGGGATTAAGACGTAGTATTGACAAAGCTGTTAAGGCTATCAAGGAAGTTCAAGAGTACGATATGGAATCTTGTATTGAAGTAACCAAACTATAAATTATGAAACTGACAAAGAAACACCTAGCCCCATATTTACCCTACGATTTACATTGTAGTACTGAACATGGATGGACAACAATGGAGTCCTTAAATGACTTTTGTATAAACGTCGACCATGAAGAATCTTATTCATTTGAGGATCATCCAGACCAGATACTTGAGTTCAAGCCTATCTTGCATCCACTTTCAAGATTAGACGAGGAAATTGAGCATAAGGGCGAACGGTTTGTTCCGAATGAATGGCTAAAGAATGAAGCTGGATATTTTGAGATAGAAGTCGAAGAAGGCAAGGGCGGTGATGTTCGTTTTCTTGATAGAGGTGGTAATCAACACATATTCTTTTATCAGGATACATTTCAGAAATTATATGAATGGCATTTTGATACTCAGGGATTAATTGACAAGGAATTAGCAGTAAAGAAATGAAGATCATAATAGCCGGAGGCAGAGACTTTAACGACTATGAACACCTTTGTGGAATATGTGATGAGGTTTTATCTCACTTTGAGAACGTTTCAATAGTCAGTGGTACAGCCAGAGGTGCTGATAGATTAGGTGAACGCTACGCTAAAGAACACGGCTATAAGGTTGAGTTGTTTCCGGCTGATTGGGATAAGCATGGTAAACGTGCAGGATATCTAAGAAACCAACAGATGGCGAAGTATGCAGATGGGTTAATTGCCTTTTGGGATAACAAGAGTAAAGGAACAAAGAGTATGATCTCTGAGGCGAACAAAGAAGCGTTAATGGTAGTAGTCTCGTACTATTAGCTTTTCTCATTCTAAATGACTATATTCGTGGAGCGTCAACATGAATCCAAAACAATATAACGCCCCCAATTACGGTATCTGGAGAAATCCACGTGTTGACGCATGATCGTTTGAGGGGGCGACTCATTTAATCTAGTGATATGAAAAAACTATTAATCGTAATACTTATGTTACCATTATTTGCCTATTCACAACCAAACGCTGTTTTTAAATCAATTAGAGCAGATACTGTGATAACGCCTGTTCTTATATTTCAAGATAATGCAGGTAAAACCATGTACAGCGTATATGAGGGAGGCGTTGTTCGTAGCCATGATACCCTTTTTGTGGAAGATAATGTAAGTACGACAATATTTAGTGTCGGTAATGATGGTATTGTTCACATACAGGATACTTCAGAATTTCTACTGTTAGCTGGGGTTTCGCAATTGGATAATAAGAATATAGAGATAGGAGATAATTTATTGGCGGCTATTTTCCTCATCGTATCCGTATTAGCCTTTGTTATTATTTGGAAATTCAGTTAGGTAACCAGTACATATATAAGTGGACTATGAAAGAATTTGACAACACTTTATTATCAAAGATGAATATGGTAGTTTCTGATCTTTGTAAAGAGATAGCAGCTAAACAGGATGGTATGATATTGGGCAGATTAGAAGAAATGGGATACGATGTAACGGATAAAGAAGCTATTGCCAAACGATGTGAGTTAAGAGTATTTGAAGATAATGAAGTGAAGGAGATATGGATTGATTCAAATACTCCAGATCAAAGATTGGTATGTTATTTCACAGAGACAAAGATTATAGAGGATACTACTACTGCACATAAAATAACAACAGAGTTTAAATTTGCTCCAATGCCAGAATAAATGACCCCCAATAACCTACTCTTTTGTGAACACTGCCGTTACTACACCAAGCATACGTTTGTAGTAAATATTGGAGTGTGTCAAGTTTGCATAAAGACGAATAAAAAACCAGATGGTAGGTTTTCTATATTGAAATGGTTTAAAGAGTTATTCAGCAATAGTCGCATTGACAGAGAAGCTCAAAGAGAGCTAATCCATCCTGCCAAAGGGCGTAAAGACCAACAGGATCAATCAACAGGACATCTTTTTTATTTAGGTGATTCTGACGATTCTTTTTTGATATGAATTATTTTATACCTTTGCGTGTGAAACAATGGTATAGGTATGTCTTTTTTACGCGTTCAGGATTATTTCACAGAAATCAGAGAAGCTGATCTTGATGTAATACTCAAACAATTATCCCAAACTACCTCCTTTACCCCTACTAAAGTTCGTGAAGAAAACGAGCTAAACACCCAGGAAGTAGTAGAGACAAAGATTCGCCATCGCTATGATGTACGTAAGATTTTTAAACCTATTATCCCCTTTACTCTTGCCGAAACATTTCAGATAAACGACCTTACAGAGTACTCTGAGCCTGCTTACGATGCTACTATAACCTACTTAACAGGAGACAGGCGTAGCTTCTCTGAGACTGTAAACGGAGTACTACTAGATGATATATTCGCCGCCAATACCGATATAGGAACACCTGAGGCATTCGACCCAACCAAATGGGATAAGATAACAGAGAACTTCACTCTTTACTTTGCCCTACAACCCACTACTGGAAACCTACCAGACACCGCTTTTGCCTTCACAGAAAACAACTTCACAGGCAACCATGAGTTAATCGAAGGATGGGACAAGACCAGAACTATCTTCTTAAAACGAGTTGAGTCAACCATTAAGATTTACTACTCAGATGCAGAGCGAACAAACGATACTAACTCAATCGGTATAGCTAGTTTCAATCCTGATGAGATAAGCGACAATGGATTCTTCCACGACCACAACGATCAGCATAGCCACCTACACAGGCAAAACCACATACACGGACACCGAGGCCCACTATTCGACCCTGCTATAAAGGAATTTCCTACTAACATTCCAATTCAATTCGGAACGGATGCGGAGAACTCATTAAGTGGAGACTTGAGCATTATAGGCTTTATTCAAAAAGATCAGGAATGGGATGTAGTGCCTTCTAACTTCTTTACCAAAGGAGACAATAGAAGTAGGTTGATGAAGAAGATTGTTATTAATCTGGCTCTCTTTGAGCTTCATAAACTGATTAGCCCCAGAAACATTCCAGACTTAAGGGGAGAAGCGAAAGACGATATGATGAGTTTGTTAGGAAAGATTGAAAGTGGAAAGATTACGCCTGATTTACCTATATTCTTTGATGAGGATAAGGGGCAAAGTATAACCTTCGACAGTAACCGGAAACTAAGACATCAATATTAAAAACCATGAAAGATTACTTCACTATAAATACGGATTCATTAAAAAAACGATTTAGGCTGAGTGTGTCAGAAATGGCAAAAGGACAGGATAAGATAGCTCAATTAATAAAGGACGCTTTAGATAAGGATTAATGAAGTGGGTAAATGTCAAACGAAATTCACAAACACTTCTCAAATGGGGAGCTATGGGAATTATGATTATATTGTCTAGCTGGATATGGTTGCCCATAATTACATGGAAACTAGGGCTTATATTGAGCGATAATATCATTAAATACTTTGTAAATGATTGATGATGTAAACGGAAGGCTCAGTGTCAACGTCCAGAATATTGACAAGAAACAACCCAGAAGAACCCAGATTTCTAAGCAGATAATCCTACGTCAACAAGTACGTACACGCGAAGATGTAGGGGATTGGAGAGATGCCCTGCTACTTGCTGAAAGCGCAGAACACCCAGACCGAACACGACTTATCAAGGTTTACAAAGACATTGACCTAGACGGACATATATCGGGAATTATAAGCTCCATAAAGAATAAGATTAAGTCCAAGCCCTTTATGATTGTCGATTCAGAGGGACAAGAGGATGAATCT